AGAATCGCATGATGGAGCTTATATTATCGTAAAGGGTGCATTCTCCCTACTTACAGGAGAAATGACTGCTATCGTAGCTTTAGGGGCTTCAAAAGCGTATCCTATCAATAGTGTATTAACTAAAGCTGAAGCACAAACCTTGGCAAACAGTGGGGTATTTACAGGATGATTAATTGTATAGAATCTATTACAAAGTGGGCGCTTGACGAATTAGATATGTATTCTGATGATGCTCATGCAATGATAATGCGTACAGGTATGGCCGAGTCAGGTTTTAGAGCTCTTGCTCAAGAAGGTGGTCCAGCTATTGGCTTTTTCCAAATTGAACCTGCAACCCTTGGGGATACAATGGAAAATTATGTTATGTACAGACCTGAATTAAAGACTAAACTCTATGCATTGGGATTTGATGATGTAGATTCTGAGATTAGATTAATGTCTAACATAGCTCTGCAAGCTGCATTTTGTCGGTTAAAATATCGAAGAGATAGTAAGCCCCTCCCTAAGTGGGATGATATTGAAGGGCAAGCAAAATATTGGAAACGCGTATATAATAGTGAGCTTGGAAAAGGGACTGTTGAACATTTCCTTAAAGCTAACGATGGGTACAATTTAGATTATGAGGGCTAGTGCAATAATGACAACAGATGAGTTGCGTAAAGATATGCATTCTAAAGTAAAAGAAATTCTCACGCAAGTAAAATGGACTAATGGACGAGTAAGTAAACTAGAATCTTGGAAGGACCAGGTTTCTGGAGCACTAAAGATAATACTAATAGTAGCTGCACTTCTTGCATTTTTGTTTAAGATGGGATGGCTGCGGATAGGATAGACAGATGAAATGTTCACATTGTAATTCCTTTAATGTGATTAAGTATGGTATAAGGAAGACAGGTCGTGGAAACTCTCAAAGAATGAAATGCACTGATTGTGCTAGAGAGTTTAGTTATAAAGAGTCGGATATAGTAAGGCGAGCGGTAGTAACACCAGATAAGCATTTTCCGTTAGCCGATATGGGAGCAATATCATGTTTGACTCAGGCTATAGAATTGGTAGAGCCAGACATATATGTAGATTTAGGTGATGTGGGAGAATGGTCCCACTTCTCAAGGCATAAGTATAAAGGCAGAGAGAAGCCACCATTAGAGTTTATGTTACCAGACTGCGATAGAGATGTTAAAGATGTTAATGCAGGTATGGATATTATAGATGAAGCCCTTGACAAGGTAGGGTGTAAAGAAAAATATATGACTGAAGGTAACCATGATGATTGGTTGAATCAGTTTACAACCCAACATCCTTTTATTGATTATCGATTTAAGGATAAGGTGAGACTGGACGAACGAGGTTATACTTACTATCCAATGGGTAAGTACCTGAAAATAGGGCACTTACACTTCTATCATGGAGTACACTATGGTGGTCAGTATCATACAGCGAACCACCTCAGAAGGCTAGGAGCAAATGTAATGTATGGGCATTGGCATGATATACAGCATATGACAATGACACATATGGATGGGCCTATAGGAGCATGGTCAATAGGATGCTTAAAGGATATGGCTGCAGAGTCTAATGTTTGGCTTGGGAATAGGAAAGTGAATTGGGGGCATGCATTCGCTATTGTTGAATGGTATGGCGATGAAGGTAACTTTACTGTAGATATAGTAACTATAATAGATGGCAAGACTTGTGTTTGGGGTCAACCACTAAAAAGTAAGTAGGAGGATTTATGGAGAAATGGTTTAAAGATTTCATGAATAAAAGAATAGAGGCTTCAAAAAAAGAGGTGACGACTCCTGAAAATGTAGTTGAGACTGTATTGAAATATCCTGAGAATTATAGTGCACGAACTTTGAAGATAGCTAATTCTATCAATAGAAAAGGAGGGTCTAATGCCAACAATAGGTAAAAAGAAATTTGGGTATGACCTTAAAGGTATAGCTAAAGCAAAGAAATATGCTGAGAAAACTGGAAAACCTATGAAGGTAGATTCTGGGATATATGGCAAAACTAACCAATATCCAGCTAATAGAGCTGAGGCTAAGTCTCCAGTTCGTAAAAAACCTTATACACTAAAAAGAAACTTAAAGAAGAAGGGAATGTCATAATGATTGGATTAGATTTTATAGTAGCTAAAGTAGGAGGTCAAGCCGCAGCTTATGCAGGTGCAGGTATTGCAGGCGTAATAGTAGCTTGGGGATTAAAGAAGATACCAAATAATGTCTTGAAGGCTAAATTTGGATACTTTATGTATGGAGCAGGTGTAGCATGCACTTTAGGTCTATCTAAGTTTAAGTGGACTGCGGCTGTTTGGAATAAATATATTGAACCGTGGGTTATTGATGCAATAGATAATATTGTTAATAATGGCATTTCAGAGTTTGTCAAAGGACTTCGCTCAGACAATGCCTAAAAAGTTATTACAAGTTAGGAAGTTTGATGGTGGGTTAAATAATAACTCATCAGCTACTGATATTGCAGATAACGAGTTTCAGGTTGCAACTGATGTTATAGTCAGTAAGCTAGGTAAAGTAGTTATGATGGGTGACATGGATAGTGGCCCCACTAACGACCCTTCTGATGATACTAAAGCTTTTGTCCCTGGAAGAAACCTATTTGCTTATGATAATGATAGAGACGGGGATGGGACTCTTTCGCCTTGTAGTAATTACATTGCGTTAAATAGTACTGTATTAAGGCATTGGGATAGCAATGATGAAACATGGCGTAATATAGAAACAGGTCTGACTTCCAATGGAGAGTTTGACTTTCAGGTAATCGATGGTATAGTAAGATACAGTGACGGTGCATTTTCTGTAGGTAATGCAAGGGGCTGGTGGGGCTATGTAAGTCGAGTTCATTTTACTGGGGCAACTCCTGGAGGCTCTGAGATAAGCTTTACTGGTATGTATCAAAATGCAGCAAATATAGTTAAACCTGTAAGGGCATTAGTTGGAAGAGCTCAGCATACTTGTATTGCTGGGGGTACAACAACCTTAAATGCCAATGGTGATGCTCAAGCTGAGTTTAATGATTGGGGGGCTGAAATTGCAGCAGCTAGAACTGCATCGACTGAGTACACTGCTGTAAATATAGATGATACTAATGCGGCAGTTATTATAACAGCATTTGTAGATAATGATAGTTTGACAACTGCCACTCATTCTGGTTCTTGGGATAATGGAGATGAGTATTCTATATGGCCACCTTCAGGAGGAATATTATTAAATTGCACTGTAAGTAGTTCAAGTGATATCGGCTCAATCCCAGATGGCACTTATAAGGTTGGGGTTACTTTTGTATATGATGGGTTACAAGAAAGCAATGTATTAGAAGCAGGTGGAGAGTTAGCTTTAGGAGGTTCTAATTATAATTATTTATCGAATGTTGATATAAGATTTCGTTCAGACTCAGCGGCCCCTGGATATGATGAGAGGATTTCTGGAGCTAGAGTATATTTAAGAGATAAATCAGATAAATCAAGGTCATGGCATTTGATGTATGATGTGAATTTTACTGATGGATGGAGATTTGCTCTTGATAATGATTATGAATCTTCAGTAGGGGCAGCAACAGTATTTGAAGAATATAATGCTACTACAGCTACATTTGATGATTTTATTAAGATAGCAGTCGATAATTATACATCATTAAGTGCAACTACTTATCAAACGATTAATGGTTATAGTCCTTCTGAAGCTATTGATGTGGAATATAAAACATCAGCTGTTGTCAATGGCATACTATATGTAGGGAATATTAGACAAGATGGTAAGTACTTTCCTGATAGAATGATAAAATGTGCTTCAGTTCGAGATGGGATAGCCTATGATGTCTTCCCTGCTAGTAATTTTATTGATATTGCGACTAGTGATGGAGATGAAATAGTTAAACTTGAATCATTTGCGGATAAGGTGTTACAATTTAAAAAGAAAACTTTATATATTGTTAATTATTCTGAGGAGGTTGGAGATTTTGTAGAGAGAGAATACTATGGTATGGGAATAGAGCATCCCGCGCATGCATTTAAAACTCCTCATGGGATAGTATTTATAAATAAGGGCGGTTGTTATTTATATAATGGTCAAGATTTAACCAATCTTACTGCTAAAATTGATGATAGATTTGATAAGGGAGCTATTACTTATTCTGCTGGAGCAATGACAAATCCACTAGCAGGTAATACCTTATTAAACTCTATTGAATCCTTTGAGACATCGGGTGACCACGACATGGCTGAATGCCCTGAGTTCTTTTATTGGGATGCTAATTTTGGACAGTGTAGACATAATGAAACACATCAGTTTTTAGGAAATATGAATTATGATGGAGGATATGGAGCTACTGGAACAAGTATGGCTGGGATGAACTTTCAGTCAGGATTTACTGATTTTAATTCACCACCACCTGCAACTACAGGTAATTGGGTTTGGAATCCTGATTGTGGTGATTTGGGTTGCTGGGAAGATACAGGGGCGAATTAATGGCACAAGTATCTGGAGCAACTAGCAATGGTATTGGTGCACAAGCATTAGATTGGCAAGACTTCTTCTCTGGTGTTAAAATACCTATGATAGGATATGATGTTAAATCTGATTCAATAATAGTATTTAAGGGTGCTGATTATTCAGCAGAGACTGGGAGAGATATACTTCATTTCGATATCAAAACAGGAGCGTGGACTAAAGGAGACACTAAAATTATAGGGACTGAAGATATTAGCAATCCAATATTAAACAGTGATGGGGAACTTGTAGTTGCACACACAGGTACTGGAATCTTTACTGCATGGGACTCTTCTCCAAAAGTATCGAGTGATTTTGAATTAAAGTCAAAATCTTTTGATATGGGGAATGCAGCTATGAAAAAGAGATTGTATAAAATTATTGTTGAATATAAAGGCACAAGTGCATCAAATATAGATGTTACTGTAGAATATGACCAGAGTGGGACTAATACATCTGTGGGTTCCTTAAGTAATAAAACAAATTATGGTATACTTGAACTCTCTGTTACTCCTGTAACCTTTAGGGATGTGTCTGTTAAATTCGAGGCTTCTGGAGCATTAAGTACTGTATTTGAATTGAGTAGTTATAGTTTAGTATTTAGGGCATTTACTCCACGATGAGAGACGATGTCAGAAGATTGCATCATAAGCGTGCAACAAGAAACAAGACAGGGCTCGGTATCCCAAAGAACCACGAAGGTGCTAATGGAGATATTAGAATTTCAGAATATTTAGGAGATATTTATATCTTCGCAAAATACAATAACAGGTGGTACCATTCCCAGATGACTGATGGGTTTAGTGTCGCTACAAGTAAAAAATAGGAGGCCAACATGGCTGAAATGAAAAGTTGGGATGAAAGAGAGCATTATGTAGGCGCTCAACAATCTAGTGCTATTCACACAAAAAAGGTTACTGCTGAGACTTCAGAGTTCGAACAGAGACTTCTTGATAAACAAGATGAGATTGATAAATCTGCTGCAGATAAACTAGCCGAAGAAGAGAATAAAGGTTTCTGGGGTTGGCTAACTACAGTAGGAACAACTGTAGGTTGTATGGCTCTTACTAGTGGTACCATGACTCCTCAATGTCTTGCTTTAGGTGCTGCTGCTGGTGGTGGAGCTAGGGTAATAACTGATTTAACTAGTCATGCTGAAGGTGCTCCTGAAGGTATTGATGTCTCTGGTGCTAAGTATAATAAGCAAGCTTGGGCTAATGTTGAAGGCGATATTCAAAGTCAGCTTGATGCATTGATAGAGTTTGATGAAAATGTATGGAAGCAAGATGTTTTATTGCAAGCTGGAGATACATGGACAGCATATAAATGGGGTGCTACTTTAGATACATTAGGTATCTTTGGCGGTGATGATGTTGCCACTGTAGACCTTGTGCCTGATACAAAAATAGATATCAATAAAGAATTAAACTTTAGTAACTCTTATACCCCACCAAAAATAGAAACCCTATAGACTAGGAGAGATAATGCCAAGTTGCACAGAACAAGGACAGGTAACATGCTGGGATGGGTCATGTCAAAATACTTATGCTGGCTGCCCTGAAGTTACTGAAGGAGAAGAAGGCTCTTATGTTTCAGGTGGGGAGCGTGGACCATATGAGAATCCTTGGGAGGACCAAGATGTACTTCTAGGTTGGATATATGAAAATATGGGTGGTGAAGGCTATTTTGATATGAGCCAAGAGGAATTTGCAACAACTTATGGCGATGAATGGATGGAATATAACCCAACTCAGGCAGAACTTATTTATGACCAATTAGGGCTATTAGACTGGGCAGAGGATGTTAGAGATGAAGAATTTGAAATAAATAGAGAAGGACTAGACCTTAAAGACAGAAGCTTGATGCACTCTTTAGATTTAGCCCGAACAGGAGCTGAGAATGATTTATATAGTACTGTATTGCAATTAGAGGGAGTCACTCGGAGAGGTCGTGGTGTCCGTTCAGGTGAGGCTAAAAAGCGGAGTGCTAGAGCTTTTAGTAATATAGAAGATGAATATACTGGAGCTGAGGATGAAACGCAAATTAAGAGAGAAGGTGTAGTATTAGATAGAGAAGCATTAGATAATGCATATGACCAATCTCTAATAGATTTTGAAAGTAGAGAATTAAATTTAATCCAAGATGTGTATGCTCTTGAAGACCAATTTGAAGAAAACTTATGGGCTCAGATAAATCAAAGGCTAGCTAACGAAGTATATGCTGGAACATGTGGGGGGCCTTATGATTCAGAATGTGAAAATGGGGAGTGTATTGGTGGAGTTTGTGTAGATAATGGAGATGAAACTCCTCCTGGAGTAAGCTGTGAGGACCTGGGTGATTATACATGTCCTGATGGGTCCTGTGCAATTTCTCCAGGTATGTGCGAAGACTTTATTGCCACAGATGATTGCATACCTCCACAAGTATTTGACCCTGCAACTGGAGGCTGTGTCGATGTATCTGAGGATACAACAGGTGAGGTTGATGAATTTATTGATAATGATATTGATGCTGATATAGTAATTGATGATTATACTAGTTGTAATGAAAGTGGTGGAATAATGGTAGATGGAGTTTGTTCTAATGACCCTATCCATACCGAAGCTATAGATTGGAATCAAGTTCCTGAAGGAGTTTGTGATGAAATAAATGGTGATAATTGCTACACACTTGACCCTCAAGGAAATCTTTCACTCACAGTTCCCTTTAGTTATTTACAGATGATATTAATAAATTATGGGCCTGACTTTATGGATTCAGTAGTTGACATGTGGAATGCAACTCAAGACCAAGATGACTCTTATGGAAGCCAATGCACAAGTGATACTGAATGTGGTTCAGGCATGGAATGCTATGTAACCTCAACAGGGTTTGGTAACTGTACTCCTGTTTCTACTGGAGGAGGGACCTACTCAGGACCAGGAGGGCCTTCAGGGGCAACACAAACATCTTATGCTGGGATGAGTGGGACTGCTGGTAAGATGGGTGATTTAGGAGGTGGTGGCCATAGTGGTGAGGATGAGTGCGGAGGATGCCCAGCTGGGTCAGAATGTTTAATGGGCACATGTGTTAATTATATGGCATAATATTGATTAAGGAATTGTTAAAATGGCAAAATATATAGCACCAGAAGTTAAGGATATAAGTAGCAGCTTATCTTTAGAAGATACGATAAGAGCATTGGCTGATAGTGCTTTGACAGGCCTTGAGCATTATGCTAAATTAAAGGGTGCTGAAAATAGGTTTGATGTTAATGTTAACCTAAAATCATTAAATGCATCAGTAAAAGATTTAAAATGGACAACTTCAACTCCAGAAGACTTCGAGAATGCTCTTACAGCTGTTGATAACCTTATTAGTCCTGAGAGTATGAAAGGCCTGAATAATAGTACTAAAGAAACTATATCAAGTGCTGCCACCATATATAAGTCTAAGATTGAAAAAGAGCAAGCCTTAAGAAGTCAAGCAGATGTTGCAGAAGCTGATTTAAATATATTGCTAAATAAATTAGACAGCTTGGGTAACAGTGCGTTAGGTAATAGTGAGTATGATACTGTAGAAGCTCTAGAGGTTCTTGAACAAATTAGACTAGCTAAGCAGCATAATATCAAAGAGATATCAAACTATTTAGATAAGCAAGCGTCAGAAAAACTTCTTCAAGGTAATAATGAACTAGCCACAAGAAACCTATTGCAATCAATAGATATGGATAGCACAAAGGAGGGTATTTCTCTAGAAGTATCTTCAGACCTAGCTAATTATTATAAAAAAGCTTTTGACTATCTTAACATGGAACAGACATCATTTGACAAGGAGACAGGAATGACTACCTTCAATGTGAAGGAAAATGATGAGCTGGCTACATGGAATGCATGGATGCTTGGGGATGACCCAAAAACAGCGAAGATTGAGAAGGGCTTATTTGGCACTGCAAAAGATGCATTTGATAAGTACCAAACTGCACAAGAAGAATTTAGCGAAGATATAAGCCAATTCGATACAGGTGAAATAATAGGTATGGTAGACGAGGGTATCAATGCAAAATCATTAGGCTCAACTGAGCAAATTACATCTAAGAAGATAATTGATTATTACTTTAGTGGGCAAGCGCCAGATAAGAATATGGATTATTATGAGTCAGAGTTAGGAGCTTACAATGCAGCAATGCATTTAAAGAATCAATTCCTTGAAGGAGATACTCCAGCTGATAGAGATATTAATGATGAGATGATAAAATATAGAAGTGACTTATACAAAAAAGGTGTTACCTCATTCGAGGCTCAAGAGGCTAACGAAGCCCTCAAGAACGATGCTATTAATCGTGTTAATCGTGTGTATAGCGCTATTGGAATTTCTAAAATAGATGAGAAGTCTGAAGAGTTTTCACCCACAATGGCTAAGGATATTAAAATAAATCTTGGTGAAGCTATGTATACGAATATAGATTGGGGTACTGGTGGGTCCGAAACAGAGCATATACCAAAAATAGAAGAGTTAAGAAAGGCTATGATTACAGGGAAAAATACTGATATAATCATGGAGCAACTTGTAGATGAATACCTTGATAGAGATGGAAGAGAGCTTAATAAAGAAAAAGTAATGCGTGCATTTGAAGTAATTGGTGAGATTGGCAATAAGCCAGAAATGATGGAAGCGGTAACTAGGTTCTACAATATATTAAGGGCTTTCGATTCTACTGAAATGGTCTATCCATCAAGCGCAGATACAAACGATTCTTTTGCAGAATAGAAATAAGGACTGATAATGGCAACAAACCTTTCGTATGATGAGCAGATAGAAGCTTTATTAAATGCTGTCAATGACTATCAATCTCCCATTGATACATCTCCTCCTGTTGAAGTCGAGGATAAATATAACCTATCATGGGCTGAAGCTGCAGCTCAATTAAGAGGTATAGGCTATATACAGGAACATGACTGGACAGAAGAAGACTTTTCATTTATAGACCCTGTTACTAATGAGACATGGTATAAAAATACCATTGCTAATGACAGACCTTTTTATAATCTCCTTGCTGAAAATATGGACAAGCCATTTGTCAGTAGACTATTTGATTCATCAGCGCCTTCAATCCAAGGTCAAGATGATGAAGGAAATCTAGTTGATATAACTCACTTAATGGCATCATCTGATAATTTAGTATATCCTACAGTTGTTGCTAATCCCGATAACCCATCCGAACTTATAGACCTTACAGATGTGGGGCTTGCTGGCCTCTGGGAAGGCATAGACCCTTATGACCATGCAATAAGTAGCGGCAATTATATTGAATTTCCTGATGAGCGTAATGCTCGTGCATTTGGAGAACATTATAAGAACTTTATTCCTCCTAAGAAAGAGGAAGATAGAGTTAAGAATGGCTGGTCAAAAAAGAAGCCTATAGCTGTTACTGATGCGCAATTTGTAATGGGCTACCTCCAGCATAGAGAAGAAACTAATGGTGATGGCTGGGATAAATTAGAACGAATCAATGAAGAGATTCCCATAGAAATTAGAGCGCATTTACCTGAAGGTCATAGACATTATTGGGAAGCTGGGTTAGGTGATATTGGTAAGCATGCGGCATGGAGCAAAATCTGGGGTGCAGCTTATGTTTTGCCTAGTGCAATAACAGGCCCTCTAGAGAGTATCTATTCTAAGAGTGAGGCTATCCTTGAAGCTGATTTCGGTAAGTTAGGAAGTGCAGTATATGATATAGCGATGGGTGAGAACCCTGATGAGATTCTCAATGGCTTTAAAGAGTGGAGAGCAGAAACAGGTAGAGTTGGTAAGGTGTTAGATGAAACTAGCAATACTATGGAATTAGTCCAAGACTATTTTGCTAAAAAGTCTGAGGCTGCATTTAAACAGCAAATGGATAACCCCAGATGGCAAGCATATAATGTCCATTTAGATAAAATTAGAGAAAAGAGTGTCCTCCCATGGAAAGATGACTTTATGGGTGTTGATGATTTTGGTACTTATTTATTAGATGCAATGTCTTCTCAAGTTGCAACTTATGGAGCGGGGGCCGTAACCTTTGCAGCAACTAAAAGTATGCCTGCAACCTTAGCGGCAATAAGAGGCGGTGCATTTATCATGGAAGGTACTGATGAATGGAGACAAGAGTATAGTCATTTCCGCGCTCAAGGTTTATCTCCACAAGAAGCTTCAGAAAGAGCATGGGTAGGATATGTATTATATGGTACAGGCGCTGCTGCTATTGAAGGATGGGGTGCTAAACAATGGCTATCACCTAATGCCAGAGCATTACTGGAGAATGATAAAAAGATTTTATGGGATAAAGTTAAGAATGTCGTAAGAAAGGTTCCGAAGACAGATAAGATTGGGAAAGTATTCCCTTCTGCTCCTAAGCGTGGTGCAGGTAAGTGGGCTACAGACTTAGGTAAGATGTCAGTAATAAGACCAGTAGCAGAATACATCACCGAGGGAAGTCAAAGATTATTTCAAGGTGTAGTGCAAGAAAGATATACTGATGTTAACTGGTCAGAAGCTTATGATGAAGCTAAGGAAGAGGCTAGAGCAGGTGCAGTATCCGCATTGTTTATGGGTGCTGGTGTAGATGTAACAACTGGTTTATATGAAGCAACAACTGGTTATTCTGCCTATAAAGTGAAAAAAGAAAAGTCTCAATTCGACAGAAAGGTAAGCGAAGCTGAAGAAGCTGAGATAGTAGATGAGAAGACTGAAGGTAAGCAGCCACATGAAGTAGTAGCGATGGCTACCATAGATAAGTTTATGGAGGGGGACAACTTTACCGAGGAGCAATTAGGTCCTGATGCATTTCAAAGATTAGAGAATCTCGACATAATAACAAGTCCTGATAATATATTAGATGCATTGAAACTTGGTGGTGAAGAAGCAATTATTGATGCAGGTTATAGCGTTGAAGAAGTGCTTAATGAGATAGAATCTTACTATGGAGAATCTACCCCAGATATAAGGGCTAAAGCAGAATCGGCTATTAGAGGCAAGAAAACTCAAGATGAGGTTATACTACCAGGAGTAGAGGAATCTCCTGTTACAGGGCCTGTTACGGCTCCAGAACAGACCCAAGTTGCCCCTAAAGTTGTTATCCCAGGTGTACAAGTCGCTACTGCAGACGATTTTGATGTTGATACAACTGAAGATGAAGGAGTCGAAGAAGAGGTAGAAACAGCCCCTGTAATAATTCCAGGAGTGACTGTAGCTACTGCTGATGATTTTTTTATTGATGATGAAGATGTTCCTACTGAAGTGCCAACGGGAGAAGCTCCAGTTGAAGGAAAGAAACAATCACTTGTCGGACTAACACCATTGAAAAAGGAAGAAGCAATAAAAGATGCGTTTCCAATAAATCGTTCCAGTAAAAGTATAACTCAAATTAAAAATATGATGAATAGTTTTATGAGAAGATATAATAGTTGGGTAGATGATGAGGGAGTAACTAGGGTAGAGCTTGATGATTTTATTGCTAATATTAAGCTTGAAGATTTTGCATTGATGATACAATTAGCAAATTCAAAAGAATACATGGACTCTCCTAAACTTATTGGTTACCATAAACCTTTGAATGCAGAGTTTCACAATCTGGTACTGAAGTTAGATGAGTTTACGATTCCTACTCAAAAAGAAGCTCCAGTTGAAGATACTAGAATTGCTAGGTTTGAAGAAAACTTTAAAGCATTATGGGGAGTAGAAGAAAGACCTGCGTTAGATGATATTATTAAGTTTGAGGGTAAAAATTATAAGATTATAGATGTTAAAGATGCAAGTGATGTAATGATACAGCAGATGCAAGATAATATTTTAGCTGGCCAAGAAGAAGGTATTTCAGGCATTGAAGATATAATGTCTAAAGAAGAATTTGAACAAACTGGGCTGTATCAATTATTTAGCTTAGAAGAAGTTGAATTTAAAGGGAATTTAACATTTCCTGTTGGTGGAGACACAGTATTAATAGATGTTCCTATTAATGAACTTGTTGATAAAGGATTTACATTTAAGCCAGAAGGAGTTGAAGTACAACCTCCAGTTGCTGGCTATGACTTACAGCAAAGAGATATTGAGACTCAAAATAAACTTGAAGATGTTCCATTACCTCGTGGTTATAAGCATTATAAAGTTGCAATGGCAGATGTCCCCTTAGAAGGAGACAAGAGACCTAAGCTAGTTGCAGGTAAACCTATTAAACTTAAAGGTTCTAAGAGAGAGTTTTTCTTATACAAGGATAAGGAAGAATATAAGGTAGTAGATTCTCGGACTGGAACATTCTTAGGTAGCTGGAGAGGGACACAAAAAGATGCCATTGAGATAGCGCAAAGAAATTTAGATAAGGCCATTAAAAGTGGTGTATATAAAGATGCTATAGTTAGTACAGAGAGAAAACTAGCCTCTAGACCTCAGTATCAAACTATAGGTCAAGCAATAGGTGACTTACTAGATGAACAGGATTCAGGCTTTCCATTAATATCAGATGCTGATGAGCAATTTCAAAAGATTATAACTAAGCTTAAGAAAGATTTCCCAGATGTAATTACATTAGTAGTTGAGAATCTATATGATGACCATGGGATTGAAGTTGCAGGGATTGCATTTGAAAGTTTAGTTGCATGGTCTAATAGTAAGGCTACTTTAGATACTGCCCCTCACGAATACTTCCATGTATTATTTAATGCATTAAAGCATGTTGCTGAGATAGATGGCAACACTCAAGTGAAGGAACTTATTGATGGTGGGCTTAAAGAATTTGGCTGGAATGAAGAAGAGTTAGTACAAAAAGTTGCAGAGCTATATACTGAAAAGGTTTTAACTGACAATGAAGGTGTTGTTGATAAATCATTAACAGCTAGACTTAAGACTTGGCTCCGTAAGGTATGGAATGCAATAAAGAAAGCCTTCGGCAAGAAGATAAAAGGTAAGACCTATGCTGAGCAATTAGCAGATATATTCTTTAATGCTACTGATAAATATGTAGATGTTGAAGATGTCAGGGTTAGTATCCCTGTATCTCAGCTAGTTCGTGATGCAAAGGCAAGATATGCGGGTGCAGGTTTTGCAGACCCTTTTAATCTTGAGAGTGAAGCACAATACAATAAGCATGCTATAGGTCGAGTTCTTGCAATGCAAAGACTTGCTAGGCTCTCAGCTGTAGATTATAGCGTTAGGCCTTTACAGGAACTTGATAAGAAATTTAATGTAAAGAAATATGCAAAGGGTATTAAAATTGACTCTGACCTTATTAGGGCTATTACTAAGAGATTGTCTGGTAGAGAATATCAGTTAATTAATAAGATAGTAACTGATAATGGCTTGATGGGTGAGAAGATGAGCATTGAAGATTTCAAAGCTATTGTTCTCTCATATTACTTCCCACTTAGAATACAAAGAGGGATGGCTAAGGATGAAGCTATTTCTCAAATGTACACATCCTTTGCATTGGACGATTTTAATAATGACTATGGGGAATGGAGCTTTAAGGTTCCTATTACTGTTAGAGAATCTCATCCGTGGTTTACGAAGTCAGATAATAATACTATTGGTTGGTTTAGAGGAGATAGTAACCCAGAGAATACTAAAGAATTTAGATTACAAGAATTGCAATCTGATACATTCCAAAGAGATTTAGGTAAAGGGAACCAGCAATTAGCTATTCTAGGTCAAAAAGTTAGCAAAGAAGACCTTGCTATTCAAAATGACTTCCTTAAGAATATTGGACATGGCTCTTGGGAGAAGTTCTTATTTAATTCAGTAATGCAATTTCTTAATGACAATAACTATTCAAGTGTGTTGATACCTTATGGCAATACAGTTAAAGAGATACAAAACTTTGATAAGATTGAAGAGAAATTAGAATCCTTACCTGCTGAGATTGAAGCTCAAGAATCTCTTGTTGATAAACTAGACGCGTCTCCTGAATATATTAAAGCCTTAAAAGAATTTAAAGCATTAGCTCCTAAAATCAAGAAGTTATTTAATGACAATAAGCTAGCAAGTATAATTGCTGAAAATGAAGGTGAACCTACTGTATGGACTTTTAATCAAATAGATGGCAGTAGCTGGAGTGTACAATGGCATTATGAGCCAGTAGAACCTACAAGTAAAAAAGAGATTGCGAATGACAAACAGCTTTGGGATGACATTATATCAAACCCTTATAATTATGAATTTAAGTCTGTAGCTGGAATGGAAACTTATTTACATAAAACGAAAGATAAAAATAAGACTGTTCGTAGATGGAGTGAGTTGAATAGTCCAGGGCAGGCAGGGCATGATGCATACTGGGATGCTAATAGAGAACATACAAAACTAGATAAACTTAAGGATGATTTAGGTCATTATGTAAGGGCTAAAGGTTCAGTAGATAGGATTATACATAGATATGATATGTTTAAGAAGTTTATCTTAAAGAATCGTAAAGGATATGCTGAATTATATACTGATGATAAGGGAAGAAAATGGGTTAAAACATGGTTAACTGAAAAGGATGCTCTTGCTGTGCCAATGTATCAACAGTTAAAGAATGATACAGAGGCTTGGGATAAGGCTATGATACTTATCGATGGTGCTTATAGAGAGATGAGTAACGATGCTAAGGCATTAGGAAAGAAACTTCCATTGGGTGACTTTGTAAGGGTTATGAATGATGAACTACCTGACAGAGCATCTGATGTATTTAATGCATGGCTAAGATTAAGGTTCCCTAATGGTCGTAATAGATTAATGTCTCAGACAGTTGAAGGTCCAGATGGAAGATTTATGTCTGAAGGAGACTTTGCTAAGAGCTTTGCTGGGGTATATAATGACTTTGAGGATGGGTTGTCTAAGATTGAATCCGATGACTATCTAATGTCTGCTAAGCATGGTGAAAGTGTCGAGAAAGTTTTCTTATCTGAGATAGGTGCTCAAATGAGCATTGAGGGATTTGCTAAATTTATGAATGCCGCTATCGATGCTGACTATAAAGATTGGTCAACCAATGAACTTCCAAGGCATGCACTTATTAGTTTTAATGCATTAACTCCTAAGCAGCAGCTTAATCTTAAAAGACTGTATGTGCGTGCAAATAGTGTAGTTACAGCGAATCAAGGTAAGGTTATGAATGTAAGAAACAACCTTATCTATAACGAATCTCTTATTGGTGGCTTGCAATTAAAGGGGCCAGTAAATCCATTCAATGAAGAGACAAGCTCAATGCGTGAGCCTAAGATGATTTATGAGATTGCTAATCCTGATATGAAGTCTCGATTACTTTGGTTGAATAAAACTGATATGTTTATTACCACGAATAGAGACCCTCTTGATATCTTCGGGACTAAGGACCGTACCTTTATCAAGGGAGCTCCTTATACTTTAGAAGAATGGGATGATTTTGAAGATAGATTAAATAAGTTTGTATATGAAGAGGATGATGTCTTTGGATTAGTGCCTTTATTCTCAAGGTCAGAGAAGGGCAAACTTGCATTTGCCGCTATTAGTAAGAAGCAATTAAAGATTGCATCAGACCCTAGGATTCTAAAGGCTTACTGGTCAGCAGAAATCAAGGCTTTTAAGGAGTCTAATGACTCCGTTGAAGATATTAAAGCATTCAAAGCTCAAATAAACAACTTCAATGGCTATAGAGAGGGCGAACAGAAGTTTAAGGACCCTCAGTGGCTTGCAGGAGAAATCGCTCGCTATGAGGCCTATAAAGAGCTCATGCCATTAAACATGATATCTGATGGTGCTAACTTCTTTAAGAGAATAGCTATTGTAACAACCCCTGTATTCACCTCTCCTTTAATGGAAGATATAACAGGAGCTTACTTTGATTTTAATAATATAACATTTGTAGATAAGAATGGTGTTGAGCAGAAAGCTGTTGATATAGTCCCTGGATTTAAAGATAAAATGTCATATAGTGATGGAACTACTCTTATTGGAGCAAATACTTTTAACTTAGCTAGCAATGCATTTGGATTAGACAGAAGTAGGAAGATTATTAAGACTATCGTATGGAAATCTGATAAGTCTCTTGCAATGAAACATGAAATGCAATTACCCCCAGCAGGACTCAAGTTATATGAGGGATATGGTACTAAAGCACAGAAGCTTGTAGCTGAAGTTCGTAGTGATAATAACTTGTATGTTGGAGATAAGATTGTTAATATGATTTTCTCTGATGATGAAGCTAAGATATTTACAGGGAAGTCTGGTGATATAGTAACAGTAAGGGCTAATGAAATTGGGTTAATTAATTATGCATCAAAGCATGGCTCTGCTAAGTATCCAATACAATCTCTGAACTTTGTTGATAATGAAGAAGTCCTCAGTAGCTTTAATGAGAATGTCTTACCTAGAATTAGAGAAAGACTAGGTAGAATGCTCCTACTTACAGGGCATCCAAAGGATAATGCAGAAAGAATTTATGGTTGGTTAAAGACTCTTCGCTCTGATGATATTATGGCTCCATCTAATGTACTAGTAGAAAAGAATAAGGCTGCTAGATTAGGCATGCATTCAGATAATGAGCCTATGTTAAATGTATTAATGAAGACTCAGTTAATTGAAGGTGCGCTGCAGGCTGACTTTACTGAAGGTGTTCAGTTGCACTCTGCTCCTGACTGGACTGATGTTGTGCCTGAAGGTTCTGTCTCTATTGCATTGGAAGATGCTAGAGCTGTATTAAAGCCTTACGCTCAGGCTAAAGGGTTAGATTTAAAAGTTATTGGTAAAGATTATCTAAAGAAAATCAATCAATGGTTGATTAATAATCCTATATATGTACGAGTATCTCGCTCACCTGTTGTTGGTATAAATGGAGCTTACCCTGCAAGGGTTTCTGAGCTTCACGATAGAGGTGGTCAGATTTTATTAAATACAAGTCAAGGATATAAGAATCTTGAATTTGACTTTGATGGAGATACTATTCAATTAGATGTTATAGATGAAGCTGAGTATCTTGCATTGAATGAAATGTTAGATAAGGCATTAAAAGATGGTCGCGTACAAGCTATTGATTTAAATAAATATGAAAATGATGCTGCAACCTATTCAGATTTATCTAAGAGAGAAAATGCATATGTATTAGCTGAGAAGTTTGGTACAGGGGCTAGAGCCATTGGAGAGATATCTAATGTTCAGGCTGTACATGGGATGCTACAACATACATTTGGTTACATGGAAGTTACAAATGATGATGGTTCAGTAGAATATATCCATGTTAAAAAATATCAGCATAAAGAATTATTTGAAGAAGGTGGTCTAAATGAAGTAATGACTATTGAAACTCAAATAAGAACATGGCAGCAGGCAGCACTTGATAATGGTAAGTATTTATTGCTTGATGCTTGGGAATATAGTCAAGAGAAACTATTTAGAAAGTTATTTACTGTTACTAGTTTAGTTGATGGCAAATTAATAAGTGCTCATTCTTTGAATGATGCTCAATGGGATGCTATGAAGCCTCTAGTAGATATGTATAAAATTCCAGGTCGCATTCGTAATGGGGGTACATTTAATGAACAATATAGAATGGATACACAATTAATAGAGAGCCAAAGATATCTTGAATTTACAAAAGATAGAGAAGGTTATTATAGACGAGTATTATATAGCCCTGAGAATCAACCTAAAGATGCTGGCATTGCTGTTCCTGGTGAAGAAGTTTCAGGTCCAGTTACTGTAGGGAGACTTCAATTTAGGGATGCTAAAGCTCCAATAGAATCTGTGGCTACTGCCTTAGCTGAAGTTTGGGAGCCAATACAGTTGAATGAACCTGAAAGAATTACTCCTGCAAGATTTATACCATTAGTGTATAAGTCTGTACACCAACAAGCTATGAAGTTATTAGATGAGTCTAAAGAAAATGCAGTAGACACTTGGTTGGCTATGGACTTTACTAAAGCTGATATGATTAAGCACGGTATGGAAGGACATGAGTATGCGCAAGAACTACATAATGCACTTGTAACTGCACTTGTTCCTCAGACAAAGAAAGGGACTGCTGTTGATATTAAATGGGCACAACATTCTATATCTGCTATAGCTTCTGGCAGGAAGACTAAGACTACAAGGACCAAAGAACTCCCTGTTGGTGGTACATTCCAAATTAATGGTGTTGAATATATTATAACTGCAGTTGAACAGAAGTCTTTAGCTCAAGTTATTGCACATGATTATAGGGATGAGGGTTATAATACTCCTAAAGAATTAGAGAGTGCATTAAAGAATCTTGGACTTAAGATGGATATGGGTCGTAAATTAAATGTGCATACTTTTAAAGAATATAAGGAAGATGATATTGGCGGTGAGTTTGCTGGATATGTTGGTCCTCAATCTTGGGGAAGGAATCCTGTGTTACAGAAATTTCAATTAGAATTTGAAGAGAAATTTGCTAACTTGCATCCAATAGCACAAGAGGTTGCTACCTATTCTTTCTTAGAAGGGCTGCCAAGCATTAATGATAAGATGGAGCAAGTAAGAGGGAATAATAGAAATGTATTGCCTCCATTCTCTAATAAGAAGACTACATTAGATGCAACTATTATGGCTAATTACTCTATGAAGTATAATGATATAATTAACGATAGAGAGAAACGATTAGAAGAGCCATCTCATTTCTCTAACCTTACAACATTTAAGAATATTATTAGAAGGGCGTGTCCATGAGCAAGTGTAGTACACAAGATATGATAGAAATGATGAGAACTCTAAGGAGCGTTGAGTCTGATGAAAACTATCAAAGAGTTAAGGCTGTCTTTAGTAATGCTGAGGAAACTGAAAAGAGATTAGATGCGAAGATAACTGAATGGGAAAATAATAATCCATTCTATGAAGAGATTTCTGACGAAGACTGGGTTAAGATGTATGGCGATGAAACTGAAAGAGCTTCATTAGCTGATAAGCTTTGGACAATTCTAGGAGATAACCCTCATATAGCAGAGTTAATAGAGCAGGAAATGATATATGACCTAGCTAGACCTGAAGCTAACTATCCTATAGGTATGGTTGAATGGGCTGATAATGGTAAAGACATTAAATTGAATTATGGTAAGGTTCCTAAGGATAGTCTAAAGAAATGGATTTTAAAAGCTAATGGATGGGCTAAGGCAAAAGGCGAGAAAATGAATCGTGGGTTTTATAAGAAGACTTCTTTAGCTCATGGCTTACCACAGAATATTAAATATGATGACCCTACTGCAGGGTATGCTATTATGGCTGAGGCGAAAGATACACATGCAGATGGAATTGGGTTTAGAATATCTCAGTATATGCATGATGATGGTAAACGCGGTTATGGAATGCAGGATATTTATGATAATTTATCTAAGCTATTTGAGAATATATCAGAAGAAGGCAGAAGGAATTGGGGGGCAAAGAATAATATAAAGTCTGAAGATACAGGTACTCCTATAAGACAATGGATTACTGAATTATTTACAATGGCAATGCATGGGCAGGCTATATTTGTCTCTGAAAGTATGGCTGCAGAAGATAACCAATTTAATGAAGCTGGCACTTATATCTTTACTCAAAGAGCTCCTACAGGTAAACAATTTGATAATGGCGATGCTATATTTCATTGGCAAAAGCCTATTAAGTTAGAAGACTATAATCCTGAAATTCACGGTAGTCCAGGTAATAAGTTAGTGTTTAAAGACGCTAAAGGTAGAGAGCGACATGACCTTATGGAGTTCTTTAAACTTAATGTACCTCTTAATAAAGCTAGGATGGAAAAGTTTCAGAAGAGCTTAGAAGATGCTCGTGAAATTGATAATGAGGTTGCTAAAAAAATAGTTGAGATAACTAAGATTTCATATAATAAGATAATTAAAGAAATACAAAATTGGTTTCCTAGTTTAGATAGTGGCCTTATTTATAATATGTTTACTCTTGATGAAGAAGTGGAAACTATACAGCAATTCTTAGATAGAAGTGTATCCTCAGAAGAATTAAGAAACAACACTCTTAATACATATAACTATCTTCAAAACAACTTCACCCAGTATTCATTAAGCGAGCCATTCTTCTTTAATGGGGATACATTGCAGTACAAAGAGAATCACTGGCCTGCATTGTTTGATGCATTTTATGCTGTAATGTTAAAGGATAGCATCTCAGATTTAGAGTCAGAAATGGATAGAGTAAGAATAGCAAAGAATCAAGCAAAGGGTTCACAGAAAATTGCATTTAGAAAAACTCTTGAAGGCTTAAAATCTAGCCATAAAAAATCAATGGACACTTTTACAAGGTTAATAGAGGATGATAATGTAGATAATATAGGTCGTCAGATTGCTACAAGAAGGTCATCTAAATATGCTAAGCATATCAGTAATGCATTTGATATGTTAAATATGCGTAAAGATGGAGATGTTTATAGAGATTATCTTAAACAAGTTATGACTACACCAGCAACTAATAATTTAACTGAAAGACTATTGGTTGCATTAAGAACTTCAAAGGATTATTCTGGAGTACAAGATGCTATTGTTGCATTATATAAAAGAACTCTTGGGCACAAGGATGCAAGAAGTCAAGTGTTCGGGTTTGAGACAGCTGATGAGAATTGGAGTCCAGCAGCATTATCTGTTATTCGTTCCTTTAATAACTGGAGCACTATGAAGCTTGGAGGTGTAGGCTCTCCTATTACCAATTTAGCTGGCCATATACAAAAAATGATTCATGGCGGCAGAGATGCTATGATTAAAGCTAGACAAGATTATGTGAAATTAAAAGATAATGATGCATTTAAAAGATTAATTGCGGATTCAGGTGTTGTTGAATTTGAAGAGTTTTATGGAGCATCTATAATTGAAGACTTGGAGGCTTTAGAGCTTAAGAAAGATGCAATCAATAAATTAATGGCAGCTACTTTAGGATATTGGAAAGAGGTTAGTGAAGGAGGGAATAGGCGTACAGCTGAGGCTAAACTTAAGAAGTTTTTCTTAGAGACATTTAAACAAGAGATGAACTTCGATGCTATTTATTCACCAGAAGAAGCTAAGAAGATGTCTAAGAAGTTGAAGCAGGAAAAAAGAATTGCTCAAACATCTAAGTTGGTTAATTTTGCGATTAATAGGGAATATAATCAATCTCAAGCATTAAAAGATGTGTCATGGGCTTCTATTGATGCGGGCAAAAAGGGGGCTACTTTAATATTGGATAAGCTTGCAAAAGTTTTATCAGCCTTGCCTACAATGTCACAAACTGAGAAAGAACTTAGAATGAGCTCAGTTATTATGGCTTATGATTCATTAAAGAAATTTAATCTTGTAGTTAATCCAATAGATGAGCTTGCTGATAATGAGAGAGCTTTGGTTATTAAGTGGGGTCGTATTTATACAAGGCAGTTTTTAGATTTTGGAATGTCAAGTAGTGATGCAGGTGAGGTATTTGGCGCCCAAATAGGCAAGCTAATGAGTAAGTTTTCTATATGGAAGCAGCAGAAATATATTAAAGATTCAACTATGTTTACTGATGCTATGAGGACTCAAAGAGATGATGACAAACTTATGTCTGTTATAAACTCATGGTTTAAAGTTTGGCTTAAAGGGATACCTCTTCCTGGCAGGATTAAAGGACAGAAATTTACTCGAACAACTAATGTGGATATGGCAATGGTTAGGTCTTTCTTATGGAGTCAGGGATTAGTGCAGGGAATATTAGATGTAGGAATGATTGCACTTGAATTAATAGGCTTTACTGCATTAAGGCAGGGAGCAAGTGCTTTATTTATAGCAGCAGGAATACGAAAAGGGAATCCTTTGGGCTCTTCGTATATGGCTTTTAGGCTTTTACCATTTGCTATTGCAATGCAAATGATGGCAGGGAATTTAGATGATGAAGATGATTGGCTTAAAATGCTGAAATATTATATAAGACATATTCCAATTACAGGATTAGGCTTTTCAATGCTTTCTGAACTATCATTGTCATTATCGGCTGGGGCTTATGGAGATGTGAAAATTGCAACCGAAGGAATTAAGGATGCAATTAAGACAATGCTACCTGTATCGCAGGGAGTAGCTTCACCATTAGTTGATGCAGCAGGTAAATTAATTGAACCTGATAAGAAGAAGAAAAAGTCTAAGTATCGTTAAGACTTATTAACTATATAGGGGCTTTGCATTAGAGCGTCTGCAGTTTTTGAATCACCTCTTTTTATAGCTGATTCTATTTGCTGAGCAACTACCATTGCATTAGACCAAAAATAATCTTGTGTTTCAGTCGGCTTCTTTTCTATCGGGGTTTCTAGTTTTGCTTTGAACAAGTTCTATCCATTCGTTTAAAGGGACAGCCACATATGGCTTAGTCCCATTCTTTTTAATAACAAGTGCAGGGACACATTCTTCTTTAATGTTAGCTTCTGTCTGTCGGACACAAGCCCAGAAATTAAGTTTTTCTACATTTTTACATTCAATACTGTAAGGGATAAGCTTTCGAGCAGCTGGTGATAGGACTATATCCTCACCATTAACACCCATGATTTGACTTTTAATGTCATCATCATGTAAGAAAGGGAATGCCTGTCGTAGTTCATCCCTTACAAAGTTTTGAAGTCTTCTTCCTTTAGCCTTAGAGGACCTAGGATTAGCCATTAGATATCTTTCTGTATGTTTTTAAACAGATTTGGTTCTTCTCTCTTAGCACATTTATCACATATTTCTTTAGAAGTGACATTATCAGTAAGGCTCCGTATAGCTGGGTGAGGGAATTTAATTTCATAAACACTCCTCCTCCTAATCCAGCTCTTATAACAAAGGTGACATATTGAATTGTATTTCTCTCCTAGATACTTTAAGCGCTCCATGCGGCCTGATAATATATAATGACTTTAATTACAAGCACAAGTATTATCATTGCGATTGCATTTTTTGCATCTATTATTATGACCTCCTTTGAAATCTAAGTCCCTTATAACTTCATCAAAGTCCAGCTTATTGTGGAAAAGTTGCCTTATTAAAAGTTCAAGTTTATACACATGATAGGTAAATGCAAATACTAGATACATCAGTATCACTAATATAATTACTATTACTAATTGTAAAGGGTCCATCATTGTTCAAATACCTCCGATATTTTAAAATGCATCTCTTGCATTATGGTTAAGTACTTTAAATACAGTCGCTTATAGTTATCTCTATCTACTTGTAATTCCATAAGTTTATCTTTTAAACAATATAGACAGCCTGTGTCTATCTCTGTTTGATTACAATATGAGCAATGCATTTAATTATCCTCTGTCATTTTAATTAAGCCATCAATAATAGCTCTTAAATTTAAAAGTACCATCTTAGAATCCATATTATCACCTCCGTAAGTAGTTTTCTTATTAGGCATCTTATTGCATAACTCCTTTAATTTATCAACAGGAAACAATAAGGAACAGTATATTTCATCATTTTTAACAAGGTTATGTACCCATACATCTGATTCAGTTGCTCTTATACCACTTTTCTTTCCTTTAAATTCGTATTCAATAGCTATATTGCCTGTTGATGCCCATATATCTCTTTCAGTTTTTACCTCTACCTTGGTATTACCTGAGAATAATTTATCAATATACTTCTCCCATTTCTGGCCAAAGTTTAAATCAATATCAAATTTCTTTAATTCTCTTATATCTGTTGATTCATTTATCATTATATTTCTCTCCAAGGTATTATATAGTGTTCTTTATTGTTGTCTTCATAGCGCTGCTTTGGGTGTTTCTCGGCTATTTCTTTAAGCGAAGTATACATTATCTGTTTTAATACATTAAAGGTCGTAGAATAGGCGAATACACATATAGGAGCTACTTGTTCCCAGTTATCATACTCTTCCATATCTTCAAGTTTTAAATGCAGTACATCTCTACATCCCTTAGATTCTATGAATACAAACTGTCCTTTAGTTACAGCACATGCGTCAGGCATATTCCTTAAGAACTTAGGAAACTTCCAGAATACCTCAGAAGGTATTTGGTCTTTCTTCTCATCGAAGCCTATACGCTTATAGTATGACTCTTTACCCTTAAAGTATTCATCTGTTTTAACTTGAGCTATGTCCACCCTATTAGTATTACGCTCTTTAAATGTTGATTCTGCATCTGTTTTCATTTCTTTACCTCACAAAATAGTTTACACTCAGTACACATAGGTTTATTATTATATATTCTTATCTCAGCTGAGTGGCAATCACTTAAAGGTATAGGGTCTTTTATGAATGATATATGAAAAAGTACAACTAATGTTGTTATGAATGTACATATCCATATTACGAATCCTAAATCTTTCATTCTTTCTCCTTTTTATATTCAAATCCTACAGGATAAGGTGTTTTGCGTTCTTTACGCTTTGCTTTAGCTCTATCTAATCGAGCATAAGCCTTTTTTTCTTTACAATTATGGTAAGTGCCTGTTTTTTTATCAAATAATCCCCAACCATAATCTGTTTCAGCCCAATGGACTTTTCTAGAATCACATCTACAGTACTTACAACCCCTAGATGTATATCCGAATTTCTTGCTTTTTGTATACATATCATCCTTCTATCCCATAGCCACAGGATTGTTAATTCGTGGTATTGCTCCTACAGCAACTGAAAATCACTTGCCTGTGGCTCTTTAGGGAATTACTTTACTCCAAATCCATACTTACGCTTTAATCTTTTTAAAACTCGTTGAATGGTATTTGGTGGGGGTTCATGTACTATAACCTTATTGTTTAGTACACTTTCAATACGAGTATGAACATCTAATCTGTCTTCTTCGGGAATATAGTCGAAATATTCTTCTAAGATTTCATATGCTCGTTTATAATTAGCCATTTAATGCATACTCATTTGTGAATGTGTTATGCAATTTAATTTGCTTATCCATTCGATGCAGTGGTGCAGTTTTCTTTAAGGCTTCAGTACCTGCATTATATAGTGTCCAAGCAGTGCCAGTATTAAAGACTTCATGAGAAGGCTTCTTCCATTCATTCTTAACTACTGGTAATTGTCGTTCACTTATAACGCCATGTCCATACAATCTACCCATCATACTATAAGCATCATTATTGCTAATGTATATCTCTTTCATTTGTTGTGAATCAGCATGTAATGTCTTAAACTTATTCTCTGCATCCATTAAGGCTTTAAATATTAGGGTACTTAATTCATCTAATATAGCACCTTGATGCTTTCTCATTACAGTAACCTTCCCATTCATCATAAGGTTCTCACATACGAAGACTGTCGCTCCAACTGCTAAGCCTAATGACATTGATTTATCATATGAATTACGAATGCCTATAGATAAGCCTATATCTTCAACCATTTCTTCAAGTCCCATACCTTCTTCGGCAGGAGTCTTAAATGTCATAGTTCCAAATAGCTGCTTACCTTCTCTGGCTATCCCATAACTCTCAGTATCTAAACTGCGGTTAGGCAGTATTTTACCAGCAATATCCTTTACATTATCAATAAAGTCTACATGTGATACTGGTTGATATGAATTAGTTTTCTCAGGAAGCTCAATTTCTCTTAAGTCTTCCATTTTTACTACATTTGATGTAATTAATGTTGCTCCCATTAGTTACTGTCCTTTCTCTAAAGGGGCCTAGCCCCTGTTGATTATTTAAGTCCTGCTACGAAGTCTTTCTTTACAAGTCTGACACCTTTAATTTCGACACCTGCCTTTAATTCGCTCAATATACGCTTTTTATCAAGCTTTCTAGTAGTCACTGGTACCCAGTACTCGTCAGGTATCTTATCCTCGTCTATGATGTCTACAGCTCCTGCAGAAGACCTTACCTTAATTGGGTTCAAAGCAGAGTGTTTAGGCAATGCCTCAGTTAATTGGTATTGTCCGACTACATATGCCTTGATTCTTTCTTGCTCATTCTTTAAGAATTTCACATATCGCTTAGCTTTATCTATTTGGGCAGTAAACAGTTCTATCTCTTTATCAAAGTCTTTGAAAAAGAAATATATACCATCTTCTTTGGCCTCTTGTTCTATTCTAAGTTCATCTATGCGGTCTCTTAATTCATCTGAATCAAAGATGTCTAACTCTTGTGTAGTAAAAAGTATGTCTCTTGAGATATCAATTAAACTTCTACTCATCGCCATATTTTTCTTCTAATTCACTATAATGCTCCATGACACTTATATATGTGTTTTTATCTAAGCCAGTTACCATTCTTGCATTAGGGTCATACATATTATATTCACCACTTTGTTGCACTTCTTTATAAGCATTAAAATCTGCTTCTGTTGGTATACTCATTTAAAGTCCTTTGCTGTTGTGAACCTCATCGGTTCGTTTAGTGTTTCTTTTGCAGGGGAAAGTCTTACATTGTCTACATCTAGCTTTATATTAAGAGATTCCCTCTCTCTATTAGCTATAGTTGTAACTGTAAGTGTTTTAACTAATCCCTCACTGTCTTTTTTAGGAGTGATACCCATTATTTTATTAGCATTATAGGCTACTCTAAATGAACCTCTAGCTGATGCAATATTCATACCCTCTTTAAAAGCTTCTTTTCCAATCTCAGAAACTACGAATACTACTATGTTATTCTGTGTAGCTAGCTCCATCATAGCTTGGGATGCTTCCTCTACTTTCATATTATTATCTTTATGATTAGAGTGGAATAATCCTAAGTGGTCTATGACTACTATTTCAGGCTTTAATGGCTGCATTTGGATTCTTTTCTGAACCTCATAAGCTTTACAAGGAGAATAATCAATAGTAAGCCATTTAAACTTATCACTAACTCTACCACCTTTAAGTAGATAGCTATTTAATTCACCTTCATCCATACCAGTTTCCATCATTGCAAACCTAGACATCATTTGTCTTGCTGACATCTCAAGTTCTAAGAAATAAGTAGGTCTCCTTAATGCATTTAACCAATTTTGTAATAACATAGTTTTCATAGATTTAGGAGGACCTTGAAGGATTACTACCTCCCCAGGATATATAGGAAATTTCTTTCCATATAGCTCACCTATATCTATTGGTTTAATATCAGACCTAATAAAGCTTACTAACATATCTTCCATAGCCTCAGCGCTCATTGCATTCTGTGAT